ATAACAGTAAAAACCGTCTTATTGCAGTTCATAGACTTGTTGCAGAAGCATTTCTGCCAAATCCGAAAGGGCTAAAGACAGTCAATCATATCAATGGCATTCGTACAGATAACTCTGTTAAAAACCTAGAATGGGCAAGCTATTCTGAAAATCTCCTGCATGCCACGCGTACAGGACTAGCGCCTACAGGTAGTAACAAGGTGAATGCCAAGCTCAATGACGATAAAGTTAAAGAAATCATTGGCTTGATTAAGAGCGGCGAGGCAATTTCCAAGGTTGCTGAAAAGTTCAGAGTGTCTACTGGCACCATCTCAGAGATCTGCAAAGGAAACACGTGGAAGCATATTACCGGCGGTGTTCCAACCCCTTATCAGAAAGCACAGAGGATGAGCAAGCTGTCACCTGCTGACATCCCTGTAATCCGCAAAATGTTTGAAGATGGAAAGACCGATGCTGAAATTGCCGCAATATACAGGGTTGCAAGAGGCACAATAAATCAAATTCGCCAAGGAAAGACTTGGAAAAACTATTAACAAATTGAAAACTGTGAACGTCAAAGGTAGTAGCGTATCTTTGAGAACATTAATGCAAAATATGGTCTCTTTCTACGGCGCTGGGGAAAGAACAGGGATACTTAACGTAGAAGGAAAACTGGCTAAAGTATTGGGCAAGCAGGACGCCACTCTTGTTGTAAAGGCTACAGATAGAGACACCGTTCTAAATGAGATTAGCGCTCGTATTGCGAGATATGAGAAATTCGATCCCATAACAGCACAAGAGCTGAAAGATCTCAGGGCAACAATCCGTGATATCTTTAACAAGGGCCAATCACCAAGTTTAGATATTATGGAACAGCTGTACTTCTTAGACCCCAAGACCAGAGATCTTGTGGAGAAGATGACCCACAGCTATAACAAGGTTGTGACACCAGATGACTTCAAGCTAATTGCCTCTATAATGAGCGAACAGCTGAACACTCAGGTGCCCATCCTCAAAGACTTCACAAGGTTCTTTGGCCGTCTGGCTGAGGATTTCCTTAAGTCTGCTAAACCATCTCGTTCTGATTTTGACTGGGCTCATGTAGCCAAGTTGAAGCTGTTCGGAAATGAAAGAGATGGTTACAAGATTCGACCCGAATGGGTTGCCCGTATGATGGGTCTTGACCCGAAGAAAAGCGTATCTAGGCAATTTCTTGAGAAGTTTGAGTTTTGGGATCCTAACAGCACACTTGCTCACATCCTCTACGGTATGCCATCAGCCAAGACAAGACGTACTGGCAAGAAATTTGCTAAGATAGAAATCCTTGGCGGTGCCAAGACACTGTCGGAAGCTGAACTCTTCTATGCTAACAAGCTGCCTAAGAGCTGGGCCAAGGTGCCTTGGGTGAACTTTGATGGCAAAACTATTGAACAGCACTTCACACAAAAATATGAAGAAATGATTCGGTACAAAGATGCTAATGGCAACTGGATTACAAATATTGTCCAAGTACCTCAGAAAACTTCAGCAACCTGGTGGGAAGAGTTCACAAACCAAAAGGGCAAGATAAACGACATTGCCGATGTTACTAAAGCTCGCACTGCTTATGCAGTTAATGGCAACCATAGTAACGATGCAACTCTTGTCAAGAACTTCCATCTCTGGGGAAAGAAAAACAACATAGCCACTTCGACAATTCATGATGCGTTCTTCACCAATGCAGCTAAGATGCTTGAGGCTAGAGAAGCTCTTCGAAAGCTGTATGGCAATGTTCTCTCAAGGAACTCTATCAAAGCAACGCTAGATGAGATGAGAGCTCGTGGTCTTCCGAAAGAACTCTATGACGCCTATATGGAAGAAGCCATTGAATCAGGGCTAATCCCGGTTCCTGGTAAATCTAAGATTGGCGGTAAGGTTATCACAAAAGAAGACATCCTGAAAATGGAAGACATTATGGAAGAAGTCAATGACGAATTCATGGAAGATAAGGGCTGGTATGGGGTAGGTTAACAGCAATTAGTGTTGAAATATCTCACTTTTTGTTTATCCCAACTTGTTAAATTAAAGGAGGAGTTACTCCCTCCGGTCCCAACCAGCTGTTAGCTAGCTGTTGTTGTACCGTAGTTGTAGTATCCTTTCTCTCGAAAGAGAAAGCACACTCCATTCGAGCACCTTGAAGACCGTAAAATTCAGTATTCAGGGTGCTTTATATTTTTAAGGGCAGGCTGTGTCTGCTAATGTATTGAGTTGTACTCAGAGGTTATAAAATGAAAGTTGAAGGACAAGAGCAAGATGCAACCAAGACTGCTGGTGCAACAGATGGTGAAAACGGAGCTGTGACTCCCGGTGCCACTGGTGAACAGCAGGGTGATGAAAAGCCGTTAGACAACCTTTCTATTGATGATGTTGTGAAAGAACGTCTGAAACCTATCAAAGAAAAACTTGATAGTGCTTTTGCTGAGCGTGATGCTGCACTGGCTCGTGTTAGAGAGCTAGAAGAAGCTAACCGTAAGGCTGAACTTGAGCGTCTGCGTAACGAAGGTAAAGAAACCGAAGCACTGACTTTGGAGCGTGATCAACTCCAGCGTGAACTTGAAGCTGTTCGTACCCGAAACATTGAGCTGACAAGAGATGTTGAGGTGAAGAATGAGCTGAGTGCTTTAGAAGGTGTAACCTTCCGTAGCAAGAAAGCGCAAGATGTGGCTTTTCAAGAAATCACCAGTCAACTTGTGCAATCCGAGGATGGCACATGGACTCACAAGTCTGGTGCAACCTTGTCTGAATTTGTCAACCACTATGTGGGTGATGAATCTAACTCCTTCCTTTTCAGCAAGCCGCAATCTAAAGGAACTGAGTTCCCGACACCGAAACCATCCGATCCCTCTGCCAGTAAATCTCTGTTTGAGCTGTCTCAGGCTGAAGTCCTGAAACGGGCAAGGGAGGGAAAACTTTAAGGATTTTTAAATGACTGTTCAAACCACTATTGCCGGTGCTGATGACTACGCACTGCAGGCTGCTATCTCTGCTTACTCAGATGAAGCTTACACTGCTGCTCGCAAGATCTCCAGTACTGGTATCATGGGCTCCAACCCGCTGATCGACAAGAACACTGAGACCTTCACCGGCCAGCTGCGCTGGAGAAAGCCGATCAATCAGGTTGTCAACACTGCATCTATCACTGATGCTACTGATGGTGAACTGTCCAGCTACGGCACCGAATTCCTGAACTACGTTAAGACCGTACGTACTCATGGTGCTCGTAACATCAACATGAAAGACCTGATCACCCAGGATGATGGTCTGGCTAAGTTTGGCCGTGATCTGGCTGAGACCCGCTCTCAGGATGAACACAATGCTGTGCTGTCTATCCTGAAAGGTGTGGCTATCTCTGAACTGCTGAACGGCGCACACAATGCGTCTGGTGCAGCTGGTCTGGGTGGTCAGACTTTCGAAAACGATCCGACTGACAAGCGTTACGGCTTCTATGTCGATCTGGGAACCAGCAAGATCATTACAGATGCTGCTGCTGCCAATCTTGGTGCTCAGCGTGCCACCGGCTTCTTGGATGCGTTCGGCATGGCCTTCAAAGACTACGAGCCGGAATACGCCTACCTGTTCGCTTCTCCGGCAGTGATGGCTTCCCTGCGTTCTGCTAACCTTGTAGACGCTGACCGTGTTGTTGATGGCAATGTTGAATTCAATACCATCTTCCAGGGCAAGTTCCGCCTGATCCAGACTCGTGCAAACCAGAGCCTGACCGCTGCTCAGATCGCTAAGATCAACACCGGTACTGGCGTTGATCTGGTTGGTACTCAGTGTTCCTTCATTGTTCTGCCTAGCGCTATTGCAATGGAAAATCTGAATGTACCGCTGCCAACCGAGATCGATCGTAATGCTGGTGCTTACAAGGGTGGCGGTACTACCACTGTATGGCATCGTTGGGGCTATGTTCTGCACCCTGCTGGCTACAGCTGGACTGGTGAGCAGGAAGACTTCCCGACTGACGCAGCTTACAGCTCTGTTATGGAAGCTGGCGTCCAGACTCCGCTCATTGACGCTGCCGATGCGCTGGCTAACACCTCTGGTGTATGGACTCGCAAGACCTCTTCTGCACTGAGCCTGGGCATCCTGCCGGTGTTCCACTCTTAATTGAAAGGTGAGTAAGCATGGCCTTAGTCAAAGGTGAAAACTCTTTTGTTACGATCGAAGAGGCCGAAGACTATATGTCTGGTCGAATTGACGTAGCTGCATGGGTAGAGGCAACTGCAGAGCAGAAAGAAGCTGCTCTAATATCTGCAACTACTCTGTTAAATGAGTATCCTTGGCTGGGCACTGCTGTTAGCGATACTCAATCTTGTGCATTTCCTCGGAAGATCACTTATTTTGAGCCAATTGTTGGGAAGACAGTTTCTATAGAAGGTACTCCTTCTCGTGTGATTAAAGGTTGCACTGAAACTGCCTATCATATGCTCAATAATGATGGTCTGCTGGATAGTACAGGAAAGGTAGACAGCTTGTCCATAGCTGGGATCAAGCTGGTGGATATTCAAAATACATCGACTCTTCCAGCGTTAGCTGAAAAACTCATGAAGCCTCTCTGGACATCCCGCTCATCCGCAAGAATGTGGTGGAGGGCGAACTGATGTCCTACAGGGCTCTCATCGACTCTCAGTTGGCATTGGCTTTTCGCCAGTTGAAAGACTTGGCGGAAGACGCTATATTCAAAAGAGCAATTGTTGGTGATTTTGACTTTTCAACGCTAGAGTCTAATGTTACAAACGCCGCTGACGTCTTTACAAAAGTCGTAGTCGTAGACAAAAAAGTCAGCAAAGGCACCGAGAAGTGGACACTTCTTTTCCGTGTCACTGACGACATTAAAGATATGAACGACTTCTCTCGTATTGAAATAAGCGGCATTTCATTGGATATTGGGCCTGTGTTGGCCCAAAAGAACTACATAATTCTTGTAGAAGGGACGGTGGTTTCATGAATAAGTTTGATAAGCTCATGAAGCTGGCAATGCGCCCCCTTACAGAAGAAGTGTGGACTCTTTCTGGCATTGAAGCATATCCAGCTGTTTTGGTTCCGGATCCTCTACCTCAGAAATTTGTAAGAATCAATGTGATTCCTGCCGGTACTGGTGTGAATCTCTCTTCTGGTTCTGGTATCGTCCGAATAGACGTATTTGTGCCTGTTACTGCTGGTCTGGCTGAAGTTGCTTCGGTTCTAGATCTGCTTAACCAGTGCTACACTTCCAAACAATACAGTGTAGACACTAGTAGTATCCAATTTTGGGCACTAACCGCAGGTGAAACTGCTAGAGACAAGGACAACCCTTCTCTCAGCATGACATCTCTCACAATACCTTTTAAGTTTTTTGGAGTTGAATAATGGCACATATTTCCTCTATCGGCGCAGGCATGTTCTCTGACCTGGCTGTCGCTATGCCTGCTACTGAAATGAGTCAGGCTGCACTGGCTGCACTGGACACCGATACTGAATTCCAGGCGCTGTTTGCTAATGAAATCCCGTCTATTAACGGCACCAAGGGTGTCGGCACCTTCGTTCGTATCAAGAACGCTCGTGAGTTCCCGTCCATGGGTACTCCGCCGAACATCACCAACGTTCCGGTGTACGGCGCTAAGACCTCTCAGCAGATCCAGGCTCAGGCTGATGCCCCGTCTATGGAGATTACTCTGAACTACGTTCCTGCTGAATGGGCTGATGAAGCAGGCAACTTGCTGGGTTCTGCTGTAGGTGATGGTAAGCAGTACGTCTTCCGCTTTACCCTGATGAACGCCGAACCTACTGGCACAGGCGACACCAAGTACGCTTCTGTGGCCAATGGTATCGGTACTGTCGGTAACTCCCAGTACTACTGGGTAGGTAAGATCGAAGCACTGCAGATCAACCCGCAGCTGTCTGATGCCAACACCGCCACTCTGACTCTGACTATGCAGTCTCAGTTCTTCGGCGCTTACACTATCTAACTTGTAGTGTATTGATGTGTTTGTAACCCGTCTTCGGGCGGGTTACTTATTTGGAAGGATTTACGAAAATGAGTGGACGTTTTACAAAGGACTATGTTCTTCGTTTGACCGCAAAACACATTCGGAAGAGCATTGACCTTAGCATTGGTAAGACTTTCGATCGTATTAAAGATTTCGCAGACGATCCGAAAGTGTCCGCCGAAATTTTTGAAACGCTGAGCCACCTGCATAACATGCGCCGTCTGATCGATAATTACCAAGCCGCGAATGCAGATCAATTTGGAAGCAAGCGTAATGTCAAAGACAATTCAGTTAAATAAAGGAAAGACCATGTCCGGTATTAAACGATTCGTTAACAAGCGTCAGGAAAAGTCCGTTGAATTTATGGGCGAAGAAGTCACCATCTACAAGCTGACTCTGGGTCAGGCTCGTCAGCTACAGAATGCTTCTGCTGCTCTGGCCGAAGCTATCGAAAAGGGCGAAGAAGCTGGTGATGCTGAACTGGGCATGCTGCGTGAAGTGCTGAAACACGGCGTTGAGGGCGGTGATGAACTGACTGCCGAAGATTTTGAAACCTTCTCTGTTGATGATCTGTCCAAGCTGGCCACTGAAATCATGATATTCGCTGGGCTGCAGACGCGGGGAAACCTGAACGAAGAAGACTCACAGCCCAAGAGCTAAGTGAGTATGAGCTCGCCTACAACCTAGGTGTGCTTGAAGTTGAACGCATACGTGAACTACCCTATGAAGATTTCGTAGGGTGGACTTTATTCTTTGAAGAGCGGCCAGAAGGCTGGAGAGAAGATCAAAGAGCGTATGCCATAATGTCTGCTTTTGGTGTAAAAGAGCCTGCCGAAAACATCTTCTCTTCCTTGAGACAGATGAAGATTGCCAAAGAAGAAGCTGTAGAGTTCCGTGACGGCCTTACTGTGGTTTCTTCTGCGTCGATGGACGGCTTCTTGCAAGAGCTTGGTCTTGCTGTAGGAGGAGACAACATCCATGCCGATAAAGATTAAACTTGGTGGTTTGATTGACGTTAATAGCGTCTTGAAAGCCCAAGAAACAGAATTGCTTGAAAAGAAGAAGCAAGAAATGCGAGAAGCGCTTGTCGCTGCGACACCTGTTGACACTGGTGAAGCTAGGGATGGATGGTTTGTTACTGAGACCGGCATTGAGAACAATGTCGATCATATCTCTCCTCTCAACAAAGGCAGTTCGCAACAAGCGCCTGCACATTTCATAGAACAAGCTGTGTTGTCTGTTGAGGGCATCCGCCCTGATGGCGAGATTGTTCGAGAGAAGTAGACACTACCCCATGCCTTTACAGGTGTGGGGTTTAATTTCAAAAAGAGGAATAGCAGATGAGCGGTGTAATACTAGATGTAGATTCTGACTCGCGGAAAGCGCGAGCGGACTTAGAGCAACTCAATCAGTCTTTGGCTAAAGTTTTTGCTTCTTCAAAAGGCACGGGCGATGCCTTGGATAAGGTCGGTAAGACCAGCCTTATGGATACTTTTCGAGGTAGCAGGAAGCTAGACCAGTCGCTCAAGAGCATTAAGGTCAACAGCCGTGACGCGTTCTCGAAGCCCACTAAAGACCTTGGCGCTATGAACAAAGGGCTGATGACTGCTGTCAAAGGCGTAGCCACTCTTGCCACAGGCATGCTGGCGATTGGCGGTATCAATAGTTTTAACAAAGCCGCCGATGATCTTCAAGGGCTTGAGACTCGTTTGAAGCTAGTGTCTAACGGCATGGATGAGGTGAACCGCAAGTTCGCTGCCAACCGCCGTCTGGCCAAAGAAGCGCGTACTAGCACAGCCGAAGCTGTCCAGATGTACTCGACCCTCCAGCGTTCTCTGGCCAAGCCGATGCCTCAGCTGGGCGGTGCAGACATTGAGAAGCTGACCGGCACCATCCTGAAAGCAGGACGCTTGTCAGGCTCCTCTGTCCAGGCCACTGAGGCCGCATTCATCCAGCTGCAGCAGGGCTTGGCTGCTGGTGTGCTTCGTGGTCAGGAATTTAACTCTGTAGTTGAGCAGATCCCCTACTTTGCTGATGCTCTGGCGGATTCTCTTGGCAAAAGCATTGGTGAGTTGCGTAAGCTGTCTCTTGAGGGGCAGTTAACCACACCACGAATCACCAAAGCTATCCTCAACATGTCTGCACGAGTAGACCAAGATTTCACCAAGTCTTTGATGAAGGCTGGTGAAGCTGCATCTATCTTTAAAGAGACTGTTGCTCTTGCTTTTGGTGAATTGAACAGGCAGCTAGGTACTGCATCTGGTTTTGCTCGAAACTTGATGTTTCTCAATGATGGTGTAGAGCGCTTTGTCACTCGCATGATGTTTGGCTTTGCTAACCTGCGTAACACTTTGGCGTCTGTCAAGCGCGACATGCAAGGGATTACTAAGCTCAACATAGCTGCTAAGGCTATTGAGATGTCTCCATTTAGCCCTAGTGACATAGTGTTTAACTACCGCTGGATGGTCAAGCTGTTCGAGACGACAAACAAGGTCAAGCGCACCTATGACAGTTTGTTCAAAAGGAGAACGAAAGAAGACTTGACAGTAGGCGAGATTACTTCTTCTGGAGTCGGTGCCTCTGTTAAAGATGTCATGGATAGGCTGCATCTGGCTGAGAGGGAGCAGAAGAGCAGTTTTGGTAGAATGATGCAGGACTTAGAGGGAATCGCTTTAGAGGTTCTGAGATTTATTCAGCTCAGTGCAGAAAAAGTGTTCTCAACTCTTGGTCGTCTGTACACCCCTGTATACCGCTTCATAGGCGATGCCAGAAATTCTCTTGTAAAATTCATTTCTGATATTAATGCTGCAGGACAGCTTGCTGCTGTCCCCTTCTATCGCACCTTGCGTGGTGTTTCAGAATATTTAGAATTTTGGAGACGAGATACCAATGTCGAGACAGCGTGGTCTGTTTTGTTCTCTTCTTCCTCGATAGAGGAGTTTAAAGAAAACTTAATTGCCCTAAATAAAGTCCGTGCGGCTGGTCCGAATCAGAACTGGGCAATTTGGAGCAAAGATGGTGTAATCGCTTTTCGGGAAATCGGCAAAAGCATTGAAGGCTTTTTGATTCAACTGGATGTCATGGAGCAGCGAGCGCCTGTTGAATGGCGATTCCTTCGTGTAGATAAGTTCATCCAGACTTTCCAAATATTGGGCGGTGCTATTGACAAAGTCTATGTCGAAGTCATCCGACCTAGGCTGATGAACATGATCGAAAAGATTGTCGCTGATCTCAGGCTTATTGGTGATACCTTTGAGGACTCTCTGCGGTCTCTTATTCGAAAAGACACTGGGGCCAAACTGGGTGCAGCAGCAGCAAACATTGTAAAATCTGTACTCTCTGCAATAAAAAGCGCAATCACAAACGGCGCGGGTCAGATCGATTTTGCTCAGCTTTTCTTTACTATAAAAGACGCCAGTATTGTACGATACTTTGGCAGGCTCTTGAGCTATGTGGCACAGTTTGTAAAATCGTTTACAGCAGCTTTTGCAGACGGGCTCGGCTTTACAAAAGTCTTTGACCGAGTTGTCTACAAAGTTCGCGAATTTGCTGATAAAGTGATATTCGAATTTTGGCGGATTTATGACGAGGTTATTGCACATTCTTGGTGGACTGACACTGTAGAGTCTGTTGTAGACACGTCTAAAGAACTTTGGGGTCGTGTGTCTGGGCCTCTGAAAAGTTTCTCTAGAAACGTTATAGGCATTTTTAAGGATATATATGACAGTCTCCCCCAGATATCGGAAAAGCTAACCAGCTTTGGCCTCGTTGGCCTGAGAACTGCAGGCATTGGTATCGCCATTTACGGTGGCTTTGCTGCTTTCTTTAAGGGGTTGATTGGGCTCATAGGTCGGGCAACAGGCCGTGTGGATTCCATGTCCACGTCTTTCCGTGTATTGCAGGTTGTGTTTGCTCCTGTATTCGGCTACATCAAAATCTTTTCTGTCGCTCTTGCGCTGTTCTCGCGCAATATTGCCTTGGTAACTGCGGGGATTGCGACATTCACTGTCCTGTTCCCACAGCTGATGCCTGCTGTCTCGTCCGGCATGGGCAAATCTGTGGACATCATCCAAAGAGCTCTTGCCAAAATCATAACGATGTTCCGCGAGGCATATGTTGCTATTGTGGGCAACTCGTACTGGCCAGATACAATCGACGAAGTAAACGAGTACACTGGCAACCTTGCCAAGGCCGAGAGCCGAGTGGGCCAGTTTGCTAAGAGAGTAAGTGAGTACTTCAAGAACATTGGCGTGGATGGCGCTATGTTCAGCGAGATTGTGACTAAAATTAAAGATGTAGGCTCAGCACTTGCAAACCTAGATCTCGTTGGGATTGTGAAGCGTGTCTTTGACAATCTTGGCGCTACAGCCTTTGCAACTTGGCTTTTATCTTGGGAGAATGCTGCAGCTAAGATTAGTGGCATGTTCTACTTTGCTGGGTTGTTCAACCTTGCTGCTGGAGATGGTGGCACATCCGCTCTAATGAGCGCATTAGAGTCAATCTTCGGCAGCCTGAAAGGAATGGCTTACTCTTTTGCAAAGACTGTTGTCAGAGGCATTCTGAAAGTTGTTAGTGAGGTTATAGGCGCTCTTCCCGACTTGATCCGAGGCGCACTGTCCGGCATCCCTCTGTTTGGTGGATTCTTAGAAGATGTCTTTGACGTTGCCACTGCCGGAGGCAATGCATTACTTACTGCAGCAATAGCTGGGCTTGGCATCTATTTGGCTAAAGTCAAAGGTATCGCTGGCATGGTGCAATCGGTGTCTACTGCACTCATGTCGCCTGCTGCAAGAGGCAATGCCAAGGCTGCGACAGCCGCAGCTGCAGCAGCCGGAACCAGATTTAGGGCACCCGGCCCTGATAGCTTTTTGCCTGAGAATAACATGTTGTTGAGCTCTGGAATGGAGCTTGGCGTATCGATTGCATCTATGGCTGCTGCAGGTTTCTTGGACAGTGTATCTATTCTAGACGCTGCTCTGTTGACTGGCGTAACCTTGGCTGTTAACAGAGTTGGCGGCAATAACATTAGATTGCTCGGCGCTCGTTTAGCCCAAGGCGCCTTTGATGCCGTAGCAAGCAAAGTTGCCGGATTCCTTGGCTTTGATTATGCTGCTTGGATCACACCAAAAGATAAAGACCTCAACAAAGCTAAGACAGGGGTGTTTAGTTTTGCTGATCGGTTTGCTGCTCTTCTTGGGACTGTTAAGTCGAACATTCTTGACAACATTGATGATTATGTTGGGCGTGAGATCTCTTTGACTCAGTTGATTTTTGGCAGAAGTGACATGGGCCAAAAGATACTGAAAGATGAGCTTAAAGACCTGTTTGGCGGCGCATTCTCAGGGGCTTCTGAGGGTCTTGCAAAAACGTCTGAGGGTTTCTCAGGGTTTAAGCAAGCGGTGTCTGATCTCGTCACCTACGGGCTGATCGGGAACCTGGGCAAGGGTAGAGATGCAGCCGTAACTGCATTTGGTCAGATAAAAGATGCAGTTGTCTCAGGCACTCAATCTATCATGGCCGCTGCTTCTAACCTATTCATGGCGCTTGGCCCCCATCGTTGGAAGATTGTGTTTGGCTTAACGACTGTTTGGGCACTGTTCAGCTCTCAAATGGCAGAAGCTTCTACTATCATAGACTCTTCCAAGAACGTGTTTGCCGGAATTGTGACTGAGCTTGGACGACTGGGTACTGTTGCTGCCACCATGTTTGTTGTGGTAAAAGCAGTAGGCATGTTGACGAATGCCATCAAGGCGTACCGCTCTGCTACCGCCTCCTTTACTGCTGATGCTTTTGACAAGTTGTGGAACACCGAAGGTATTGCGGATCTAGCTCGTCGAAAGGCCGCATTTGAAGCCACCAACGGTGCCA